ATTCCAACTAAAAACAAAAATACCATATATGAGGTTTCCAGCCACCCAACGGGCGACGAAGTCGTTTGCGTTTACGAGCATAGCGAGTAATTACGCAAAGGGACAGCAACGCAAGGACATCATGTCCTTTGGTGGTGGGTTTGGGAGGTGAAACCTCCCAAATTAGAACGATGTGGGGGTTCGGGGGGATCATCCCCCCGAAAAAAAGTATTACTCCCAAAAATATTAAAAGTAGTGTTTTAGATTTGACGATCAAGCACTAAAGCCGCGCTTATACTTCCTTTGCTAGGTTTTCCAACAACGACATAATTCACACGTAGAAACGCACCACTTTTAGGAGGTAAAGAACCAAAATTAATCGTACGCATAGCATTCAATTCTTCTTGGGTTTTTACACCGCTTGCGGCAATAGTTTTCCATGAGCTTTCTAGAAGATCGCTTTCATTTGCCACATCAGCACTTTGAATATGCACATCAAGAGACGTGAGTCCTTCAAATATCTCTGCCACTTGAATAAGAGGAAAAACAGGAAGACCTGCGCCAATTTCTTCGCCCACATGTAAAACCTTATCTGAAACGGCAGTGCCCGTAATCGCTTGCTCTTGAGAGAACATAAGATTTGCATCTAAATACATAAAATTTCCTTTATAGTTAATAGTTAGGTTAGTTAGGTTAGATTAGTTTAAATAAACGTATGAGTTCGAATGAATGTATAGACTGAAACAAACGCATAGGTTTAGATAAACTTAGCTAAAACAAACTTATACGAGTGCTTCTTCGATATTTGTGATGGCGTCAACACGACGAACAGGCATACCAAGGAAATGCGTAACAGGCTTGCCTTCCACATTATCAATGGAGAGATGCACATTGTTTTTTTCCATTGCCATAATATCAAGTACAGTCTTCACATCACGGTTCATATACCATGTCATTTTTGCTTTACTGGTGGCTGGAACTTTGTTAGCCGCGCTAATCATTAAGCGAATAAGGCTTGTACCCACACTTTCTTTAGTCCCATTGATTATATCGCTAAAGGTGCTCGTATCAATATTACAAATACGCACAATATAACGCCAATCACGCATACTAAGACCACAATCCCACTTAAAATGGCTGCGATAACCTTGATAATGACCACCGTTTGTATCTAAAAGAGTTTGCTCGCCAAGATCATTAATTTGGAGTCCTGCTTTGCTTCCTTTAGGAAAAATGCCATGCAAGGTATTATCACCCCAACCACATAACCAAATGGAAGTATTTTTCTTGCCCTTGCCGCCAAAGCTAAGAACGTTTTCAGCAGACTCATAGCCACTGAGTGCGTTAAAGCGTGGTGCAAGTCCCATGAATTTTTGGGGTTCAATGTGAGTGTTGCCATAAAAGAGTGTTTTAGCCATTTCTTGGTTCATCGCTTCCACAAAGCCAGATTCTTCACTCATGCGCCAATCAGCTGTGCTACCGTTCAAATCCGCAAGGGACTTATCCACTTCTGCATAGGATTCAAGCATACCGCACGTATCATCGACACTTTTTGTGGTGCTTTTTGTTGGCTGAACGCCGTAATTTAATAAACGCCAAGTGGCAGCTGGTAGGCCTGTGCGAATAGTTGTTCTGTGTCCTGTTGGCAAATTGCCTTCAACCCACAAGGCATCTTCTAAAATCTCGTTTGTCTTCGCCATAATTTCAACAAGTTTGGTGATTTTTCCTGCGCCATCAAAACGCTTTGCAGCATCTAAAAGATTAGTTGCAATACTATGTGACATATAAACTCCATGGGCTTTTGCCCGAAAAAAGGTTGTAGAAATCCCTGCCCTAAATTTTATGAAAAAAATAAGGTTATCATTACAGGGTGTAAGCCTCTGCCTTGGAATATTTTGTGATAAGATTTTTAGACTTGAATATTGTATAGGTATGTTTTATAGGTGTTTTTTCTATTTTTTATGTATTCTTTATGTATTTTACCTATGTTGTACCTATTTTTTGTCTGTTTTTGTCTGGTTTTAGCTGTTTATTGAAGAACTTATCCCTTGCGCATGCTTGGGTAAAAAAGTTCGGCTGCGCTTAATTCTCGTTGAGGAACATCTCCCATAACCATATCTTTTTCTGAAAGTGCCTTGCCAACTCGGTACATAAAGCGCACCACTTCAGGGTGTGAGCCAAAGCCTGATTCTGTCAAAATTTTGCCAAGCGCACCATCATCAAAACGAGCCATGGCTGCTTTTGCATAGCGCAAATTCTCATGAAACTTGCCACCGCCAAACTCCACATCATTTTCACATGTTTCACGCAGTTCATTTTCTGCCACACGAGTATTGAGAGCATGATCAGCATTTGCTTTTTGCACAAAAGACTCATAAAAGCTTGCAACTTGCTGTGCTGTATCTACAGTCATTTGCTTTTGCAAAGCAAAGTTTTTGAAATCATTAATAAGTACATGATCCACTTGTGTTTCTGGCGAAAATGCAAAGGCATATTCATCAACGCTTTGTATTCCACCTAGAGGTGCTGTAAGCAAAGTGCCTCTATCCTGCATGTCTTTGGCTTGGATGTTTTTAGAGGCATTGGATTGCATCTTATTTTCTTCACGCCTCGGCATCTTTTCGTTATTTTTTCCTTGCTCCTTTGTGTTTTTGTCGAAATTATTAGCAGTCTTATCGCTAAAATTATCACCCGTGTCAGTAAAATTATCATCCGTTCCATAGGATCTGGGATACGGATGTTTTACTTGCGCTCCTGAATTTTCTTGCCCCGCACTAGCCCCTTGATTACCTATATTAAACATTTCTTCAGACATTATTTCTATCCTCCCCTAAAAGTTGATTAATAAAATTTGCCCCTAACGCAAAAACTTGATGGTATAAAATAAGACCCACACTGCGCCTGCCCTCATGCCAAGCATAAAGAGCCGTGTCACCAACAGGCATATAGTCAAAAACACCACATGTCCTAAACAGTCGACGCATCAAACGCCTGCCCTGTGCTGTGCCCAAAACGGTGAGCAAGTCACTTTTCATCACATCTGGATCATCTAAAACATTACTGGCGATAGTCTCCCTATCTCCTCTGTCACCCCTATCGCCCCTATCGCCTGGCGAATATAAAGAGGCTTTGTTATCAAACCCATTCATAGCAAGTTCGCTTTCATTTGATTTATTCATTTAGTTTACTCATTTGTTTTGCCAATTTTTGGTTTTTCAGCCTTTGTTTTCCCAAGATTTTTTGCTTGACTGCCAAGAGCTTTTCTTTGATTAGCAAGCCCTTTCTCTTGATTAGCAGGCTCTTTCACTTGACTAGCACGGGCTTTTGTTTGGCTTTCAGGAATTTCTGCCTGATTAGCAATGCCTTGGGTTTTACTTTCAACGCCTTTCCCTTGGCTTTCAGCGCCTTTTGGGCTTTCAAGAATTTCTGCTTGACCTCCAAGCATTTCTGCCTGATTACCAAGAGCTAATCCTTGACCACCAAGACCACCGACTGCTTGTGTTTGCTCCACAAGCTTAGTCATACCATTCACCATTCGGCTTGCTAGACTGTCTTGGCTCAAATCAACATCTGACAATTTTGCTGCCATATCAATCCCCGTTTCAATCAGCGCCATTTGTTTTTTTTCTGCCATATTTTTGTCTAAATCAGCGTTTCTTTTTGCCCTCAGTTCTGCCACAAAGTCCTTACCTCTCAATATTGAAGGTGGAACACCCATAAGTTTAGCACTATGAATAGCCATTTCATCCGTATCAAAATTATCTAAAACTTCTGGCTTTGTTGCTGCTAAAACTCCAACATAGTTACTAATTTCTTTAATCGCTGAAATGTCAGAACTTTTTTGTGCAAGAGCAAGGGTAGATTGCATTTCAATTTCCCATTCCATGCCCTGTAGGGCATGTGGAACAGGCGCTATATGCCCATATCTACGCATCATTCCGAGCACACGTTGAATAAGTGGCTGAAAAAGTTCACTCCTTAGCCGCTCTAACGTTGGACCTAGCATAATAAGCTTTTCCGCATTGCGTTCATGAACTTCTGTGGCAGTCATTCTCTTGTCACTTTGCGAAAGCAATAAGAATAAGTCCTTATAAAAATGCTCGCCTATTTGCTTTCTAATTTGTTGCAAATATAAATCCAGTGCTTGAAGATTAGCCCGCACCTGATAGGTAGGACTAATGGCTGGTGCTGGACCATTTGTATCAACAAAGTTTGCAAAACCGGGTCGCAAAGAAAATTGCCCGCCTTGGTTTCTTATGGCATTTGACACATTCATAGGAGGTTTTATCTCTAATTCAAGTGCATCTAAGCCATCCGCACGCATTCTTTGGAGCATCGCCACATCAGGCAAAGCGTCCATGCCAGGACCCCTACCATAAACACTTGCACCCGTTACATCCCAACGAGGACAACAAGCAGGAAACTCCTCATAACCATCTTCCTCAAGCAGCTTAGATTCTTGCCCCACAAGGACATAATACGACGCAAAAGGACGATTTTTGGCATCTGCCAAAGAAGGATTATACTTTTTACGTGGCTCAATACCATGCACTATTTCAAAGTGAGTATCCGTTTCCATCTTGGCAAGCTCTTGCACTCTGCTTGGACAAGCATCACCAAAACGCTCTACCATCTGTGCTGCATTTAGATGAAAACGCCTATAAAGCGTATTCACACGCCCACGACTATCACAATCTAAATAATATTCACCAATGGTGAGATTGCGACAGCGAATTACTTCCCTTTCATCATCCTCAATAAGAAAAACTCCCGTGCCAAAAGCCGCAAGTTCTGCATAATGAGCATGCACCGTGGGATAGAAATTTGACCCCGCAAGCACCGCATGCACCCTTTCTTGTGTGTTTTGCAACCATAGCCCAATGCCTTGTAGATTCTCAAGTTCCTTATCTTTCAAGGATAAACGAAACCAAGGTCTTGCAGGAGAACTTAAACCACCATGCATACCAGCTGCCAATATCCGCAATGCATAAAGCGCTGTTGAATCTACTATTTTATGATTGCGCTTTCCACCATCTTTGTCTTTTTGAGAGTGAAGCGTTGACCCGAAACTTCCCTTGGACGGCAACATAAGCTCTGAAATTTCTTGCCAATGCCCCTCCCATGAACGGCGTTCCTTCTCAAGAACATGTAAACGCCTAAGAACATGCCCTACTTTTTCTTTTTCTTTTTCCATATTTTCCCCATTTTTTCATATTTCCACATTTTCATGATTATTTGTCTTTGTTAATTGAGACTTTT